CTGGCTACAACAAAGGCCACGTCAGCCGACTACGCAAGGAAGCGACTAAGAAAGAATGGGTTGGTTTGACCGATGATGTTGTGTTTGAGTTAGCAGACACTAAACTTTATGAAGGTGGAAAGAATTTCGGTGTGCTGGCGTTTGCTAAAGCTATTGAACAAGCCCTAAAGGAAAAGAACACATGAAACTAAGCGAGTTTGATATGTGGTTCCGCATGTTTGCATTGCTCGGACTTGGTATTTCTATAGCGATGGCAGCAGGTGGATGGTTTGCTATAGCCGCCATATGTGCCGCGATATTTCTTGAACCTTATAAGTGGCAATCATGAGCAGAGAAGCTATGAAGATGGCGCTTGAGGCGCTTGAAGATTACGTTGAAGAGTATGGGCCGCATGAAAAGGACAGCGGTGCCGCATACGCCATTAAAGCCCTGCGCCAAGCGTTGGAGACAGATTTAGCAAGGGTTGGTGAGGTTGGAGTGTGGGGTCAGTGCGAACCACAACCAGCACTAGAAGACGGTTGGTCAGATTGGGTATGCCCCAAACCTATTGGTTATCTCATGCAATGTTGCGACTGTGAATTAATACACGAGGTTGATTTTCGTGTAGTCAAGTATGAGTCTAAAGATTCGGAAGTCTATGAGGTGGTTAATGACCCTAATCTTCAGGCACAGATGCGAATGAAAAGACGTGATGACATTTCACCGAAAGGAAACACATGAGCGAAAACAAGAATGCAAAGACCCCAACGGATGGTGGGGCAGCGTTTCCCATTACACACTCGTACCTAATCCAATCAGGTATGTCCCTGCGTGACTACTTTGCAGCTAAGGCAATGCAGGGATTTATTGATTACGCCGCAGCTACGGGCCGCTTCGCACCACCAGACGATCAGTTGGCACAGTGTTCTTACGATGTAGCAGACGCGATGCTGAAAGCGAGGGAGCGATGAGCAGAGAAGATATTGAAGAAGCGATAGAGGTGCTGGAGGATGCAAGCGCAGAGATGTTGACGGAAACGGGCGAAGAAAACTATTACAGCGAAGCCATCACCATCCTGCGCCAAGCACTGGAGACAGAGCCGTTTGAATACTGGAACGCAGTTGAAGGGTGGGTAAAAATTGATGAGGTGCGTGAGCATTTCAACGCTGTAGGGTGCGGAACCATTTACAAGTCTGCTGGCGAAGGTCGAACTCCACTCTACACCGCACCACTAAAGAAAGAATGGGTTGGGCTGACGGATGAGGACATGGAAGCACTTTTCTTGAATGAGGACGGTGTGAGGTTTGCCCGATACATCGAAGCCAAGCTGCGGGAGAAGAATCATGGACATTGAAAAGATTAGGGTGCGGATCATGTCTGAAGCCTACGACCTTGCTGATCGCGGAGACTCAGAGGGCTATAACGCCATCAAGGTGATGTGCAGTGACGTATTAGAACTGATTGGCAAGCAATGGGTTGGGCTGACGGCTTATGAAATACAAGAGATCCATTCAGGAAATCAGCACTGGGGTAATTTTGCTTGCGCCATCGAAGCCAAGCTGCGGGAGAAGAATCATGGATAGAGAAGACATCATCCGCATGGCTAGAGAAGCAGGGCTTGCTGATTCCAACGGGGTTGTTCATGCTTTTTATCAGCTTGAATACTTTGCATATCTTGTTGCCGAGCATGAGCGCGAAGCTATATGGAACTTGCTGTTTGAGTACGCAGGTATAGATGATTTATCTGATTCAGATCAATCGCTGCTTAAACATTTGTCAGATCTCATCGCAGCAAGGTGGCAAGAATGGAGTAACAAAGAAGGGGAAGAATTATGGATAGAGAAGAAATAATCCGCATGGCGCGGGAGGCTGGACTAGCTTACGGATCTGACGAAAAGCCATTAAATTCTGTAACACGCTTCGCCGCCCTTGTCGCAGCAGCAGAGCGTGAGAAGGTTGCTGCATGGATGATAGCAAGGGGCTACGCAACGGGACATGGCGACACGATTGAAGAACTGCTGCAAGAGCTTGATTGGCAGGTTCGTGAGCAAGAGCGTGAGGCGTGTGCGAAGGTGTGTGATGTGCTTGCTGTACATCCTGAATATGCGTCAGACATTACAAAGGTGGCCGCGCAAGCAATCCGAGCAAGGAGTGAGAAATGAGTGGCAATCACAACATGCACCAGAAAAGTAAAGGCAGTAAGAAAGGACTGTTTGACGACGTACCCCTTGTTAACCCTGACAGAGACAAAGCTTGGGAAGCATTCATCAAACGCAAAGATGTTAAAGCCATGATGAAAGGCAAAGAAGATTTTAAGTTCCCACTTGATGGGTCATATGACCTGTGGTGTATCTGTTGGGAGAAGGCTTGGCTTAAAGGATTCCAAGCAGCATGGGAGGAGAAGCCATGAAAGAGTATCGCGTAGAACTAAAAATAAAAAACAATCTACTGCTAACTGCCATAGAGAATGCTGGGTTTAAATCAATTGCTGAGTTCTCTCGAGACATCGGCGTTCATATGCAGTCCATTCACCGATTGATAACTTTAAAAGAAACGCCGCTAAGACAAGACGGTACGTTCACAGCCACTGCACAAAAGTTATTAGATTATTTCTGTGCCTTACCTGAAGATCTTTGGTCCGAAGAACAACTCTGGAATACTTTGACCACCAACAAAGGCCAGGTCTTGTTGGATAAACATCAGATGTCCGTTCTGACTTACGGCGGGGAAGAAGAGACCTTATCCCTTGAGGACATGGTTCACAAAAAAGAAATCAAAGAGAAAGTCCATGAGGTCTTACAGACTTTGTCGCCAAAGGAAGTGAAGATCATCAAGATGCGTTACGGCATGGACGGCTCCAAAGAACACAACTTAGAAGAAGTGGGTCAAGCCTTTGATGTAACAAGAGAAAGGGCTAGGCAGCTTGAACATAAAGGATTAATGAAACTTAGAGAGGCCCATCGTAAAGACAAGTTAATGTCCTGCCTTGATATAGAAACGTTTTCCAGTAAACGTTCTGCCGCTTGGCATATTTTTGTGGCAAGAAAGAAACCTGCCAAAGAACTTCTTGATGCCTGTGAACTAGCCTTTTACTATGCCTATGACAGAGCCACCCAGAATTGTGAAAAGCGGGTGGTTAGTCGATCACATTTCTGGACCGCCTACCGTCACTTTAACAAGATCCCTCTCGATGACGTTTACATCATAGATGCATTTCGTGAGGGATGGAAACAGGGGTTACATGATGTTAAAAATTGATCCAAGAGTACAACTACAGGTCCGCGTGGAGCAGCTCTATGACGAGGCAGAACATGCCTACCGTCAGGCCTATGCGCTGATGCTAAAGTCCATCGCTATAAAAGCCATGGCCGAAGAACTCCTGAAGGATTTAACCAATGAACTTGATCGACCAGCTAAAGGGGATTAACGGACCCTGGGCCGACGCCGCTGTAGCGAAGCGAGCAGCAGTAAGACTTGAAGAACTAGAACACCAACTCAAACGATACGAGTGGCTAAGAAAACAGCTAATCACTGTGGAATATAACGACGCCGCTTATGTCCTGACCGGCTCAGGCCTTGACGAATTTATTGATCATCACAAGTAAATCGTTGCATCTCGCAGTTCTACCTTTTCAGGTTCTGCTCGACTACACATTTGACATATACGCCGACCGGCAGGGTGATCGTATACCTTGCCGGTTTTTCTTATGCCGCCAGTCGAGTACATACGACACGCCGTGTCATCAACTAACCAGATATGAGCCGCTGAACTGGGTTTCTTGAAATAGTAGTATTTCATTACCTGCTCCGAGAGAGTGAGTGAAGCGGAGACAAAAGCTTGCCTAACTGAATCGGTGTTCCCAATTCAGCCAGGCTTACCTGCTCGTCGGTCGTTTCGTTCGCCTCGACAGGGGCTACGTTCAGTCGCTGACGTAACCTATCCACCGGATTAAGCCATGCGACACATGGCTTTCCCTAACACACATCCGGCGGGCATCGCTATTCTCACAACCGTGTACCGTCTCAATGAAGGATCGGATTGGTCTCGCCATCCAAGGCAGCTAACCTTTACGACACGCCTCCCTGTGGGCCGCTTTGGGAGACTTCTGTGCGGCGGATACTTGCAAGCCAGAAACTGTTGTGGCTCTGCTCCTTGGGGACTCCACGTTCGCCGATGCCATGACGCAGTACGGTTACTTGCTACCTACCCTCGGTCTGAAGCCTTTCCCGATAGACTCTTGCAAGATCGGCCACCAAAAGCAAAACCCCAGAATACTTAGGAGGGGCATGGCCCTTGGCGTTGGGCAATCACGCAGTCTGAGTGAAGAAAGACATTGTGACCACACAAGCCCCACCTAAATAATCTGGGGTTCCTTCACTCGCTGCCGGTTGCCACACCGACCAGATGACTATATCAAAAAAATGCCCCTCATTGCAAGGGGCAAAGTTACAACAGGAGACAACATGGACCTACAGCCTCCATGCTATCGGCAATCCTTCAATACATCAAGCGCTTCTTCTACGCTGTTCACGATAAATAACTTTCCGCCAGTCCACTGATCAAAGAAGATCTGCTCTGCCGTGGTGAGCTGTCTCGCCGAAGGTGGCTTATTCCCGTCCTTCACTTCCATCAAGATCGTATGGCCT